ATGCTAAAGAAACTAATAAAACAGCGTAGCCATACATTTTGCTACTTACTCATTCTTATTCTTAGTGCAGGATTTTATTCTTGCGAGTTTGATAGTAAAGATTTCAATTATGTACACTTAGAAAAGCCAATAGAAGAGATTCAACTTGGTCTTGATTTGGCGGGTGTGAATCCTCATGAAATAATATATGTATATAACAACTCCCTCTTTTCATACTCTCTGTTTACTGATGGAAAAGATATTTTGTCCCGACAATTTTATTTAGATGGCAATCCCATAGCAACCAATCAGCAAACGGGAGAAGCCTTTCTCAATTATAAGGCACTAAACAAACTGTACATTATCATTACCCTCCTATTCATTAATAATACATACTTAAACCACTGAACTACTGAAAGATACTAAGACCAACCCCCGGACGGCTTTTCAAAACATATTGTACATGACCTTTACATTGGCTTACAAACGGTTTACAAAATTGGATGATCTACACCGATATGATTGGCATAAACTTTACATTGGACCCGAAAAGAGCTCGAAAGGCATTCGAAAGGTGTTCGAACGTGCATCGAAATGCAATAGGATGCGCATAGAGACACGATAGCAGTATCTATTGGACAAATATACAAATAATAGTGATACGCACATATAACGAGGCTAGAGATAGCCTTTTTTTATGCCTTATTGTGCCGAAAGATTGGGTGCTGGACTTGTCAGAAAATGACAAAAAGAGGGTGGAAAGTTGATTGGGTGCTCAAATGGGTACTCAAATGGGTACTCACATTCGTGGCTTTAAATGCTCCATTGATGGGGTGTAAAGCCAAATAAAGCGACCTAAGTGCCGTTATTTAGCTTTAAGTGACCCCCTATTCCCTTAAATGTGTCTGATGAAAGCACAATAAAAGCCTTACTGTCAGTGTAGTAAGGCTTTTCGCTGTATTATTGTGCCTCTCTGGGGCTGTTTGTGCTGATTAATGGAGTGCCTAACGTGTACAATTCAGACCATTGAACCGTAAAAGAATACGTGGTTGATCTCTATGATGTCTGCCTTGTATATTTTGAATTCTCTAAAGTTAGGGGATACGCACCAAAGCACCTCACTGTTGGATTCGTCGAGGCGGAGTCTCTTTATCATGCGCTCTTCGCGTGTGACTATGAAGTATATCTTCTCAGTGTCCACTCTATCCCAATTATCCAGCTTCACGACCCCTATATAACGACCGGCCTCTATAATAGGAGAGAAACTGCATCCAATAACTGGAAAGAATATAACGCCTGGCATGGTGGTGTATGCATATCCATCGGGTTTGTCAGATCGCACAGATGACAAACCCATATTGCCAGCGCTAACAGGAAATGACTCATATATAGGAGCACGATATAATTTACCTACTTGCATGGGAAGATCTTCGGGTTTAAATATTGATATTTTGGAATTGGTGTGGTATTCACCAGGAATGTCTGCGGTATTGTTGATATCCGATTTAAGCATTTCACCTTTACCTGTTAAAAGCCACTCGGAATTATACAGGGGAAATTTTTCGACTATATTTTGAACCCATTTAGATTGAATGCCTGTGCCTTTTAGCATCGCACCTGACAAAACACCCTTGCTAGCACCAATTTGGCGCTCAAGGGCTGTAATGGTTATGTTCTCATTATCAGCAATCTGTTGTATTCTGTCTAAAATATTCTTCACAAAGTCTAAATATTTGTCTGTTTTTATTTGTTAGTCGAAAATTTTCGACTATATTTGCAAAGTCTTTAAATTGAAAGAGCCGTAAAGGTATTAATAATTTCATAACAACCAAAAATAAAATGAAGAAAGTGATTTTACTTAAAAGTGGACAAAAAAAAGAGATAAAAAAGGAGCTTGACTGCACCTATCCAACTATAGCAGCCGCACTAAAAGGAGAGTCCAACACATTGTTGGCTCAGCGTATAAGAGAGGTGGCTATTAAAATGGGTGGTGTAGAGTATGAGCTCAAGGGGAATAATCAATCTAAATAATTAAAACATGAAAGCAATTATCATCCTTATCAATTTCGCACTATCAATCATTGGACTATGTCTGGGCATTATCGGTGCAATCTGGTTCATCGTGTCGTGCTACATATTAATACGTGCCGATAGATCAGAACTCATGGACAAACTAAATGAAAAACTAGGTATTAACGACCTGTAATTCTCAACGCACAATTCAACATGGAATACTACAACAACACACTATGTATAGAGGCTCGCTGGATGATTGACAAAGGTGTCATGACAGCTAGCCAATATCGTAATGCTACTCAGCGTAAGCAGGTGGTTGTTGAGCGTGCCGGTTGCAGAAATACCCCCGCGCTCGTTGCTTACGAGAGTATGCCCGACAGATTTAAGGATGCCGTGAAAAAAGTGATCGGTGGCAATCCGTATGATAAAGTAAAAGTGAGCCAAATAGCAATAAGAATTGAACCCATGGCACATATCTCAGCGTTTTTTGAAGAAGAATATCAACTGTCCGATGGCAGGCGCATACCCAAAGCTACTCGCTTGGAGTATTACACCAATGCCATCATCTTGGAGGCTATCCATAAGATGATAGTTGATAAGAAAATGAGACAGAAGAGTAAAGGATCGCGTGTGCGTGTAGATTGGGAGCAAATAACCGAAGGTGTTCAAAACTTGGATGCTTCGAAATACCCTCACACCCTACCAACCAACGCTCGCCGACTGAATGACAGATACAAGCGATATCGCAAAGAGGGCCCAGTGAGTCTTATTCATAAGAATTTCACAAATAACCATGCGGCCAAAGTGAATGACGAAATAAAAGAAAGCTACCTAACCGAACTATTGGCACACCCAAATAACTTTGACAATGCGCAAGTGGCACGTCTGTATAACGAGGTGGCAGGTAAGCAAGAGATAGGATGGGCAAAGATCACATCGAGTGCTGTTGCCAATTGGAGAGAAAAACTGGATACCACAATCTTCGCTGGTCGCCAAGGATCAGTTGGCTTCTCAAACAAGAAGGCGATGCAAGCAAAGAGAAGCGCACCAACACAGCCTCTTCTATTTTGGACAATGGACGGATGGGATGCTGAGCTAATGTTTCAGAAAACAGAGGGTGGAACCACGTCTTACCATCATCGCCCAACAATAGTGGTAATCTTGGACACTTGTCTCAACTATCCTATTGGATATGCCATTGGCACGCACGAAACACCCGAGCTGATTAAAGCGGCACTTCGCAATGCAGCCAATCACACAGCTCAACTATTTGGAACAATGCACCGAGTGCACCAAATACAGATGGACCGCTACGCAATAAAGAAGATGACTCCAGTATATAAGACAATGGGCGCAAAAGTAACTCCAGCGAAAGCTAAAAACGCAAAGTCGAAAGCCATTGAGCCTTACTTCAACAGACTAAATAAGAAGTGGTGCCAACTGCTACCCAATTGGTCGGGCTTTGGTATAACCACCAATCGTGAGAACCAGCCTAACACAGAATATCTGAATAAGTACAAGAAAAACTTTCCCGACTTCGAGGGTGTGTGCCAGCAACTAGATATGATAATGGCACGCGAACGTGAAGAGCGCATTGAGCGATACATGGAGCTATGGAATGCCATGGACGCAAGTATGAAGATTGAGCTAAGCGCAGAGAGCTACTTATTGCAGTTCGGTGAAACTACAGGTCGCAACATATTGATGCAAGGCAGTGGATTGCACCCAACCATCCTAGGACAGCGCAGAACATACGACTCATTCGATATCGGATTCAGAGATCACTCTTCCACCAAGTGGAAAGTATTGTACGATCCCGATAACTTAGAGAAAGTGCTGGCAGTGAATGAAGATGAGTCGCTCCGCTTCATGATGGAAGAGAAATACATTCAACCCATGGCGTTGGCTGAGCGCAAAGATGGCGACTCAGAGCAGTTACAACGTATTGGTGAGTTCAACAAAACGTTGATTGAAGAGGTGACAGAGCGCAGGGCTATCTCGGGCAACATTGTGAGAGAACATTTGGAAAGAACGAATGCACTGGACGATTCAACATTGAAGAGACTATTGATAACCGATAGCCAGGGGCAACACAAAAGTGTGAAAGCGAAAGCTCGCACTGGATATATAGCTCCTCCCATTCAGGATGCTCACATCATGGATGACGAAGACGAGGAGTCTAGCATTTTCGACAGATACTAATATTAATACTCATATATAATTCAAAAACACTAATTGAAATGAAAAAAGAAAAAATGAACAAACAGGACGTAACCAATCTATTGCGCGAATATTGCGATCGTTACGAAAGCCAAAAAAAAGCCGCTGAATCGTTGGGTGTAAGTGCAGGAACAGTGTCATACATCCTCAATGGACGATGGGCAGAGGTAACAAGCAGTATGTGGCGCAATGTAGCGGGTCAGATAGGTTATGCCTCTGACGGGTGGAAAGCAGTAGCAACTAAGAACTTTGCAGACCTGTCGGCCATGTATGCCGATGCTCAGGCAAACAGCCTAGTGCTAGCCATAATGGGCGAGGCAGGTGGTGGTAAAACATTTACTGCACGCCAATTTGCAAAGAATAACCGTCGGGTGTACCTATTGTGCTGCAATGAATTTTGGAACCGCAAACTATTCTTAGGTGAATTGCTCACCGTTATGGGGCGTGACTACAGTGGCTATACTGTGGGCGATATGATGGAAGAGGTGGTTTCTACACTTCGCAAACAAGATTCTCCACTATTGATATTGGACGAGGCCGACAAGTTGAGTGATCAGGTGCTCTATTTCTTCATCACAATATACAATCAACTTGAAGACGAATGTGGCATAGTGATGCAAGCAACTAGTCACTTAGAGAAGAGATTGCGCCGGGGCATTAAGCTAAACAAAAAAGGATATAACGAGATATGGAGCCGAGTAGGTCGCAAATGCATTGACTTACATGGTGTATGTGCCGACGATATCGCATCCATCTGTGCGGCCAATGGCATTACTGATGAGAAGTTGATTGACAAGATAATTGAGGACAGCGAGTCAGACCTCAGAAGAGTGAAACGACGTGTGCATGCTGTAAAAACGCAAATGAAAGCACGTAAGTAGTGTTGGGTTCGAACTCGCTTCGAAGGGTGTTTGAAAGCCCTTCGAAAGCAGTTCGATTAATGGAATAATAACAAGAGAAATGGCAAAGAGAGCATTAAATATAAGAGACATTCAGGACTACAAGCCAACAGTGCTAGACTTCACTGGTGAGTGGTTAGATGCCGTGGGGTGTCCAGAACTGACAGGCTCGTGGATAATATGGGGCAACTCTTCTAATGGTAAAACTAGCATGGCATTGCAGGTAGCAAAGTATATGTCGCAATTTGCCCGAGTAGATTACAATTCACTTGAAGAGGGGTTGTCGCTATCTATGCAGCAAGCCATCAATCAAGTAGGTATGAGTGATGTGGGCGCTGGGTTCTATCTACTAGATAAAGAGCCCATGAAAGATATGGTGAAGCGGTTGCGTAAGCGCAGGAGTGCCAATGTGATAATCATCGACTCTCTTCAGTATGCCGGCATCACTTATCAGGACTATAAGCAACTGATGAATGAATTCAGGAGTAAGCTATTCATCTTCGTTAGTCATGCCGATGGTTCGCACCCTAAAGGAAACGTGGCCAAGAGCATTAGGTATGATGCCAATGTGAAGATGTTTGTTGAGAATTTTCACACCATCCCACAGAGCAGATTTGGTGGTGGAGAACCTTACATTATATGGCAAAAAGGATATGATGATTTTGTAGAGTTTAAATAAAAGCAAGATGAAGACAGAACGGAACTATTGGACCAAACACGACGAGGCAGTATTAGCAAGAGTATATGCCACTTCGACAAGGGATGAGATGGAGCAGATGCTCGGTAGAAAGTCAGCCAACATTTATCAAAAGGCTTTTAAATTAGGATTAAAAAAAGATTCACAAGTTATTTCGTCGCAAGCAAGTAAGTCGATGAAAAATAAAAACAGAAAGGAAAAATAAAATGTCAACTTTAATGGAGAAAACAAGAAAATCAATGTTGCGCAAGTTCCACACAGTATGTACCAACATGGGGCTAGACGAGAGCGCAAAGCGCAATATGATTATGGCCTATGGCGTAACAAGCAGTAGAGACCTTGATGCGCATCAATTAATGGATCTTATCAACAAGTTGGAAGGCATCCAGCGCCCACAGCTAATTGATTTGGATAAGTATAGAAAGCGGTTGATAGCCGCCATATTCGCATGGCGCAAAGCTACTAGCAATGATAGCAATATCAATGAAGTGAAAGCCATTGCATGCAGAGCGGCAGGAGTGGACAACTTCAATCGCATTCCACTTGAGCGACTGCGCTCATTGTATAATGCATTTGTTAATAAAACAAAGGACTTGAAGTTCGTGGATCAGGTGACAGCGGAGGAGATAGCGTATAAACAGAGTGTGAATTAAAAGTTAACAGTTAAAAATTAAAAGCGATGGGGTCAAAACAAAAGGAGCAGGCGTGTTGGATATACTGGGAAGAGAACGGTGAGTATTATTGCTTTTCATGTGTAGAGAAAAGAATGGAAGAGATAAACACCAATAAAGAGTTCTCAGATTGCATAGATTTTGATAATGGAGAGCAATGTGGGTATTACCAAGATTACGCCAACGAGGATGAGGATGTTTTCTGCTGTAAATGCTCGGCTCCTCTTTTCTCAATGATAGATTAGAATAGTATTTAGAAACTTATTAATAACAACAACCCAAAAATGGAAACAATAACAATGAAAGATCAAAAGGTAACATTAGACCTATCTAAAGTAACAGCTAGTGAGCTGAAAGAACTAATGGAGACGGCAAAGCGCAATGAGAACCGCTTGCTCAATGAACGCAAAGATGCGTATGAAGGAATCAGAGCCGAGGTGGTGCATCGCATCATTCGCAAAGTAGAGGCTGTGACCTCAGATGTGGAGTGTCTGCACACTTATGTGAGTGAAGAGACCGATGCTTTTAAGGAAGTAATGGAAGAATATGGTCGGTTGCGAGCAGGCGGGCAAATGTCGTACACCCTGCAAGATGGCAATTACAAGGTGCAGGTAGCTAGCAACAAAGTGAAAAAGTTTGACGAGCGAGCCGATATTGCCGCTTCTCGTTTGATCGAGTTCCTCCAAGGTTGGATTGAGAAAGCCGACAATGGTACGGACAACCCCATGTACCAACTGGCAATGGTGCTATTGGATCGTAACAAAGAGGGCGACCTTGACTATAAGAACATATCGAAGCTCTACCAGCTTGAGTCGAAGTTCAATGATGCTGAATATACTGCCATTATGGAGTTATTCAAAGAGAGTCACTTGGTGGAGGGTAATGCTACTCGTTACTATTTTTGGAGAAAAGACAAGAACGGTGTTTGGCGCAGAATTGAACCTTCATTTAATAGATTATAATGTCAAGCTATTTCACCTGCTATGTTTGTGGATGCACGCATCATATGTACGAAGTGATATGCACAGTGTGTCACAACTGCAAGATGGATGTGTGTTTGTGTTGCACAGATAGAGATGAGAATAATAATGATGTGTGCGTGAAATGCACAGATGCTAAAATGTTTAACCCATGTATCGACGATGACGATCTCGTTGATACCAAAACAATAACAACAATGAATATTACAAACTCCGACTCAAAAGCAACAATCAGAGAGCTGTTGCAAGATGAGATTGATAGATGCAGGCAGATGATAGAAGAGGTAGGAGCAACCACGAAGACGTGGAATAGAACAGTGGGCTCACTTATGACAATGGATATTATGACTGCTGTAAAAGCACTGAAAGAAAAAAACGACGACGCAATATTTCGCTCTTATCGATCATTGCGAGGTTATAATTAATCAAAAACAATAGGGCGAGATTGCCATGGCAGGCAGTAGTTAGGAGAACTTGAAACGAAAGGTAGCTATGTCGCAGAAATCTACCACGGTCTCGCCCTTAATTAACAAAACGGAAACATGAATACATTATCAATAGTAATAATAGTAGCAACAGCACTTGTAGGCCTAGTCGTGTTGGCGGCTTATATATCGGTGTTGCAAGACGACAGAGACCATTACAAACAGGTAGCTGAAACTTTTGAAGAGCTGTACTTCTATGAATTAAGCGAGAGTAGTAACGAAGGTATAAGATTAGCAGAATGATAGTAGAAGTAGCAAAAAGGATGAGCGTGCCAGCAGAGGCAATATTGGGCAGGAGTGAGGCACCTAGTCTCACTCCCATTCGTCAGATATACTGGACATTGTTGCGAGACGTGTTTGGTTTTAATGCAAAACAGATTGCAAGAATGAACAACCGATCGGTGAGTAGCATCTATGCCGGCATCAAGCACATTGAAGACTCGCTGGAGATGGACGATGCAAAGATTGTGAGATTGTGGGAGCGGGTGAAAGATTTGCCTGGGAAGATGGAGATGATGCAATTGAAAATTGAAAATTGAGAATTGAAAATTATGAATGCAAAAGAATTTTTCATTAAAACAGCAAAGATGCGACAAGCGCAAGAGCTCTACAAGAGCACCCGATTGAACATCTATTACGCAGAAGCTCGCTCATTGGAAGAGGATATCGACACTGAGATTAAGAGAGTACAGGAATTGACAGAGAGAGCTAATAACCCGAAATTATTTTAATTATCAAATAACAAAACAATTATGTGGAAAATAAAACAGCACAAGGCACCAAAATCACAACAAGACTTAAGAGTGAAGGTGCTATTAAACGAGATGGCCGAGTATTCTTATGCAACATGCGCAGACGAGATTGAAAGGCAGTTCAAGAAGTTGATAAAAGAGATACCGAAAACGAATAGTTTTGAAGCGGGCCTTATGTATAAGGTCACCCCTAGAAATAAAAAGAGTGTGGAAGTTTGGAAAATGACTGTGACTGGTGATTTTAAAACCAAAATGTACCAACTTGATTTTGTGGATGAGAAAAATGATATATAAAAACAAAAGAGATTTTAAACAAAACAAATATATGATACTAGCAGTAGATTTTGACGGAACCCTACATTGTGGAATATACCCAGCTATTGGAGTTCCCGTGCCATACGCTATTAAAAAAATGCGTAAATTAAAAGAGGACGGCCACTATTTAATTATCAACACTTGTCGGTGTGATGAGCATCTGATAGCGGCAATAAATTGGTTATTGGAAAAGGGCATTCCATTTGACCGAGTAAATGACAACCACCCCGACGGTGTGAAGCTTCACAACTCGAACAGCCGAAAGGTGTTTGCAGATGTGTATGTAGATGACAGGCAAGTTGGAGGCCTGCCAACATGGCCCCAGATATATGATTACATAGCAAGTTTTGTGAAGCCATCGGCTGATAGCATAGCAACAGATGTAACATTTCCGTATGCATTTGATTATGTAGCGGAGCAATCAACACAAAGGGTTTTAAAAGATTGTGAAACAAAGCAAAATTGCAAAGGCAGGGTGGATGAGAGCCGTGAATGGTTATCAGCAACAAATCTCAACGAGCTTAAATAAGATGGTGTTTTCATAGTTAGTGTGTTTTGAATGAAAGAAGCCGGCTTGTGAAAGTCGGCTTTTTTTGTTCTTTATCCTCAATATAGACGATAAACACATATATCGTTTAAATGAACGATAATATTATCAATCAAATGCTTGTTTTATAAGAAACTTCATTATCTTTGTGTAGACAGTTGATTAAGACTGTTTTAACACCAATAGCCATGAATAGTAGATACAGAGGTTGTAGTTATGCCAAAAGGGTGAAAGAGGTGAATGATATCTATGATAGTCACTCACGCTCAGGGTTGAGCAATCGCGCTATATGGCGCAGGTATATATTTCCATACTATGGCATATCTGAGAAAACTTTCTACAATTACGTGAATGCCTTGGCAAAACCCGAGATTGAAAAGCGAATTGAGGAGTTGGAAGACCTCCCGCTGTTCCGTAAGCATCCAGAAACTACCTGTCGATAACAATGCAGCTGAACGTTTCGATTGATTCGATTATCTCTTCGTGATTGTGGTTTGTTTGTGAGCTCACCCGCTTGAGCGCATTAAACCCCATACCCTTCAACCCATACAGCGCTTTGTGAATATCGTCCAACAATTCGAAGTAACCCAGTGCATCCGATTGTGCAATTGAGCCATCGGCGGCACCACCTTCATAGGGTGTGGCAATGTGAAGCGCTATTGTTACGGTTGCTTGCTGACAACCATTTCCAGCTTCTTTCCAATTAATAGGCGCAAACTCAATGAACACAGCGGGCATGTCCCACGCAGTCTCTTGATCTATGTATTCAACATTCATGTTCCACAGGTCGAAGTGCTTTATCTTCGGTATGTCGGCACCATCAACAATGGTCTTTAGTTGCTCTATAATGGCTAAGTATATCTCTTTTCTCATAATGTTCTCTATTTTCTATTAAAATCTAACCTCACGGCAAACCTCTGTAAGTTTTCTTCAACTATCTCTCTCACTGCATCCTCCACTTCGGGCGAGTTGCCTATAAATTGGCGCTGTGGGATGCGTATTTTCCTACCTACTTTCATCAGGGCCATGGCTCTGTAGAATTGCGCCTCTTCGCTTAGTGCCACATTGCGCTTATCTTTGCGTCGCTCACCTTTTTTGGTGTGTCCAAAACCTCCATTGGCTTCTTTGAATTTGTGCCAAAAGTAGGCTTTCATCTTATAGGTTACGGTTATATCGCCTCCATGATTGTGGATGTGCGCCTGTGGGGCATTGCTGGTGAATACGACAGAGTTGTCTGTGGATTCGCCCGCAATGCTCCGTCTGAGATTGCCCGTGTCTATCAGCAGTGGTTTATCCGATCTATAGCCGGACCGTCTTCGCTGCCATCCTTTCGAAAAGAATGCTTTGCGCTCAAAGTTGCGGTCGAACTCGTCCACTAGCTCCACCCTGATATCTTGCAGACTCTCTGCAATGGCTTTGTTCAATTCGCTTTCGTTACTCATAGTCTAGTTGACTCCTTTCTTTGCCATACTCCTAATGCCAGGGCATGCAGCACATACTTGGTTAGTGGGGTTCTTAGCATTTGGATATCCTGTTGCACTACATTGGGTGCATGATGACAGTGTATATGGATTGTGAGGAGGAAACAGATGCTTCGATTTGCCACTGTTGAATCTAAACATAGTGGCATGCTTGCCTGCTGTTGCTTCTTTCCCTTTGTCCATTGCATCCATCTCATCGGTAACCTCATACTTGCTTTTGCGCACCTGCACAGCATTGCATCTACAGCCCCATCCATTGGGTGGGTAATACGCATCCCAAAACCTACTGGTAATGGGTAGCGTCACATTGTGTAGCTTCTTATGCGTATCGCGCACTCGCTTGTCATTGGCAGTACGATATTGCAAGTTGTACTTGTCACCATCCTTTTCATATCTCACCCACTTATCGGCCATCTGTGCCGACCCAGTGGCAAACTTATACTCGCTATACAGATACTGCTTATTATAGCTTTCGTCTATGGTTCGAACGTCGTTCGAAAAGCGTTCGAACGGCTTTATATTTCCATCATCACCTACTAGCATATTGGCCGCCTCTTGTATCATTGCATGAGCTTTGAATCCACTGAAGGCATAACCACTACTTTTGAGTGAGCGTATCAACACATCGGTTGCATCCGTCTGAGTGATTGCTTTGTCCACTGCTTGGTTGTATATCTTGGCAGTCTCGTCTATGAGTGCCACAATAATAGGGTCTTTTATGTCTTTTATTTTGAATACCCCGCTAGCGTGCAACCACTCCATTGCATTCATGAAGGCTTTATGTAGCTTCTTTGTGTTAGGCTTATCCTCGTCGCTCAACATAAGATGCCCGCCACAATCTTGACATGTGTCGCTCATCAATAACTCCATTCGTTTATGAAGCCCCGTGAAGTCGGCAGGGCTTAGTCGAAAAAAGGCGGTCGGCTCAACATTTGTGGTGTGAACTCTTTCTTTCCGATAATTGGGATATTGTACTTCTCAATAAAATACTTAGGGTCCACTTCGAAGCGATCTGTTATCATGCCCTCATACGCAACTTGCTGCTCGGGTGTATAGTCAATGCTTTCATCCCAATAGAAGCGCAAGCCTTTGAATGGGAACCCATGGCGCAACATGCGTGGTATCAATTGATCATTCACCAGGTCGCGAATGAAGTCGGCATCGGCTTGTACCACCTCGTCGAATATCTCAAGATGCACCTCACTCTGAGAGAGAGAGCTTCCACTGTCGATAGTCATGGTCTGATTGAGTATGCCTTTTGACATCTCACTGTTGGCACGGTCGATGCGTTTGTCATATACATTGAATGCGTCGCCTCGTGCAGTTTCTTTTATCTCTATTTCGGTTCCTTCAGGGAAAAGACCCCATGCAGCAGCGCCCATTTCGTTTAGCATTTTCTCAATTTTGCTGTGCTCGGATGGGTCACGACTGTTAGTTTTCCCTATGCGAACAGGCATTCCAAATATCTCGCCAAATTGGTCCCAAAATGCGAGCATGTTCTTTTTGCTCAGCGTTTGGGGTGTCACTTTAAGGAGCAATCCAAGGTCGCGAGACTCGCCAGCTTCAATGCACCATTCAGTCATATCGCTATTTCTGTAATCATACCCTTTGCTGGGATCATCGGATGGGTCGCGCACAATTACACCAAACTCAGGCTTTACGTGACTGCGTGGTACTAGTTGGGTGTTGGTGTACTTTAGTTTGCCATCATACCCCATCGCTACGTCGCCCAACTGAATAAGTGAATGACCCCAATAGCGAGAGTCTAGTGCCAATTTGATTAGGTTCTTAAACCATGCAGCCTCTAATATCTCAGTAGCTTCGGTGTTTTCTTTTCCCTTTGCATCTGTTAGCTTGAATGACTTCTTTAGAACCCTCCCTTTTCTTTGACCAATGGCACCTGTAAGGTGAAGGTCTATGTCGGCATCTGTGTAGATAGAATAGAGTGGTATCCGATTTGGGTTTTCCACATCAATGGCTTGTTGCCATGCCACACGCCAACTGCGTATATCTTTCTTTGTGAGTGCCTGACTTTGCAGAGCAAGCTCTACCACCATGCTTTTTATCTTAGCCTGATCTTGCATGTCGGCTTTGGCTAACAATAGCTGAGTAGGACTCATGAGCTGTTGCTTAGCTTGTTTGTTTCGTTGTCTTTTGTTTGCCATAATATTACCAGTCGTATTGGTTTTTTTGCCCCGCATTGTATCGGATGCGTTCATTAATATTCTCCTCGCCGTTGGGGCCCATCTGTTTGGGAAGGTCGGCGGTTATGTTGCCTTTTTGCAGCTCTTGCAACCACTTAATTGCTTGGTCGTATCGCTTCTCTCTTATCTCTGCCCCCATCCGTTGGGGTGAAGCACTTACAAGGTGATACAGCGCCACATCCACCGTTCGCATCACTATCACATTTGAGCGATTGTCACCAGTTTTCTTAAACACCGCATCGGCATCATAGCGTGTAGCCAGATAACCTTTTATTTCATCAATGGCTACTGCCTCGGCACGTGTGCGAATAGTCTCATCGTGCTGTTGCAATACCTTTAGCGCAGTATCGCCTGCTACTACTCTATAATCTTCTTCTACTAGGAATGACATAATTGCTGTGTTTTAGTTGTTCGAGTTGGCGCAGTCACAAAGAGTGCTTGCTTTTCAATCTCTCTTACTGTTACTCCCTTTTTAAATTTTCCTAGCTTCACCATCTTACTGATGTATTGCTTTGTTACCGGCATTGGTTTGCCTTTCATTATTACCACAAAGTACTTGCGTCCTGTTGCGGTGGATAGTCTTAATGCCTCGTCCAATGCTTTGTCGCATCGGCGGTTGTAGATGTATTGTCTTAGTTTGTTTATCATTACATTGTGTCTATTATAAGTTTAGCATCTTGAAATCTTCTTTCCCAATAAAGATAGGACTGTTCAATGCGTTTAAATGTGTGAGCTATGGCGTCTTTCTTGTCTAAGAAAACCCAAAGTCCCATATCTGTCTGGAAGCTGTCAGCACCATAGGGTACGTCATAACACGAACGGGTAATCTCTGCGTTTTGTATCTCAAGGTTGAGTTTGCATTCTCCTCCACTCTTAATGCTGACTACAGCCGTCTCTTCAATATTTTCTCCATTAACTATCCACAATCTGCTTGTGATGTGTATATCTATTGCTTTCATATCTTATTTTTATATCGTTTAATCAACTCGCTTATAATCATATCCGTATCAGTAACCCTAACAGGAACGCACATAGTGAAACTTTTGCCTCCTGTTTTGCACAACTTAGATAACTCTTCCGTAGCTCTTTCAATAAGCTCTTTATTGCTCATGTCAGCTTGTTTCTTCAAAAACTCTTCGTGGCTCATACCTTGTAGTGTTTAAATTGTTACCAAATACTCCTGCTTGATGCCCTACGCCCATACGATGGCGTAAAGCTATTCATGCGCGTACGTGCTTGCAATTGATATATTGCACCCTCGTCAGCATCCGGAGCGTCATCGTGTGCCGATGTGCCTTTCTCAAATGCCAGGGTCTGGTCTAGTCCAGTGAGCATGTCGCTGTCTTCTTTCATCTTCTCGTTATAATAAGTGAAGCCACGCTCCCACAATGGAGAGATACCCTCAATGCGTTGGAATTTGTCGGGCTTCTTACGCTTGTCTGCTCTAATGGGTAGTTGATATCCTCTGAGATTTCCTTCCAATTCGAACTCATCTAGCAATATATCTTGCAAGAAGTTAGCTTCAATATAATAGTCACAGATCACATTCTCGGTTGTCATCTTCTCGTGCAGGTCGTAGAACCACCGTACCATTTCGCTCACTGTTGTTTGCCTAACAAATGCAAACAGATTGTGTAGCTCTGTTCCAGCTTTGCCCCATACTTTAATTGCTTTGTAGTCATTCTTTGTGCTCGATTTGAACGAAGGGTCGCAATAGGCCACAATAGCGTCATATTTTTTTAGTGGCAATGGCATCTTCCATCTTATCCAATCGTTCTTGAAAACAGCACCCTCTGTGATAGGGTTGTTCATAAACTCTTTTTGGAAAGCTCGATAGCCCATAAAGTCGGCGGCCTCTTGTAGCTCTTCTTTTGTCCACTTGTCGGCCCATACCGGATTGCCGTCTTTATCCAGGGCATTCACTTGACTTACATATACACCTTTGCTATTGCAGATGTTGTTGAGCACTGAGTTCTTCCCAATTAAGTTACCCACCATGATGAACCTACCTCGTCCACCATCCAATGCTCCAAAGAGGGCTTCTTTCACCCATTCAGTTAGTTTGCGCACCCTGGCTTCATTCTGCACTAGTTCGTCATCGTCCAAGTCATCAATCACAATGTAGTCGGGTCTGTTTTCTTTATACCTCAGTCCACGTGGAGATTGTCCACGGCCTAATGAGAAAAACGCCGTTCCGTCTTTTGTTATAAAACGCCCCTCTTCCCAAGAGCCGTGATTATGTTGATCGCCAAAATCATGAATCAATCGGCGATTGTATTGTAGTTCCGCCTGCAAGTCTCCTAGTAATGTGCGTGCACTTTCGGCACTCTTTCCCACTAGCACCATTACGTGCAATTGTGGTATTTCTTGAAACTTTAGCCACAATGGCAATATGATATCCAAATGGGTGCTCTTTGCGTGTCCACGTGCCCACTTTAGTGCGGCCTTTATTGTCTTCGATTTCTTAATCTTATTGGCGGCGGCTGTGTGGAACTTAGCATTGCGACTCAATGTGTAGGTTCCATCTTCTTGTAGTTGCCTGGCATAATGTTCGAAGTAGTATTCACAGAAATAGTTATAATCTACACGTGCGCGCTTTATTCTATTGAGCCTATCAGCTACAGACTCATTCGCGTTCACAGTTGTTACCTGCTGAATAGTCTTGCAGTGTTGTTGCCACTTTTTATATACAGCGGGTGGCACTCGCTTTAGTTGTTTGGCCATATGGTTATCCTCCTATGCTCATCTGTTCGTTTACAAAGAAATCTTGATACCTGTTGATTGCTTGCTTTAGAGCAGTAGTTAGGTCCTTATCTACAGATGAGCGAGTATTCAACCACGTGTTAAACCGCATGAACACCTCCATGCTATCCACCACACTAGCCTCTTTGTCTAGCTTGCTTACGATGGAGGCCAACTTGCTTAGCTTGTCGGCTAGTCCAGCAGTGTCGCTGTCTGGGTTGTTGCCCGATATGGCCGCTTCCAATAGATTGTCAATCTGTTGCAATAGTTTATTGACAAGCTCAGGGCGTGTTACATTCTTTGCTGCACGTATTTCGCGCCATTTGTCCTCATCGGCCCACTTACTAATAGTGACCCGGCTATATCCTACTTTTTCGGCGATAGCTTGCATCGATTCATTGTTCATGAATAGAATCTTTGCCAATTCCACCGCTTTATTTCGTCTCATCTTTGCCATAGCTATCTCTTTTTTATACAAAAGTGAATATTAAAGCTACACTTCGCAATTAACTCTGCGCAAATTACGCACTATTATATAAGTGCTACGTAGTAGTAGGTAACTGTTGCACAGTTATTTGTGAGGTTTATTCGCTCGATGTATGTTTGCGCCATCGTAAGGGTATTTAGTGAAACGAAATGAAATCAAAGCAAGATGAATAAAGGCGAGAAAAAGAACAAAGTGGTGATAAGCAACAGTAGTATTAATTGCTACGGATCGCGCGTGCTCACATCGGGAATTGATATCACACAATATGAGCGCAATAGTTTGCTCTTGTGGATGCATCGCCGTGGAGATGTTGGCTCAGTGGTGGGTAGCGTTATCAATCTAGCTAAGGAGGGGGACAATGTTGTGGGCGAGTTGGTGTTTGATGGCATTGGCGAGACATCGAAGTTGGTAAAAGAGAAGTGGGAAGCCGGCACGCTAAAGATGGTGAGTGCCAATCTTGAAGTGATGGAGTTGAGCGATGAGCCTGAGTATATATTGCCAGGGCAAAGAGCCTACACCGTGACTCGATCTAAACTAATTGAAGTGTCGGTTGTGGACATTGGTGGTAATGATGATGCGCTAGTGATGTTGCAGTACGAGGGTAAATCTATTGCATTGAGCAATGAAGATAAAGGTAAACAGTTGCCACTGCTGAAACTAAGTGGCGAGCAGGCAGAATTTAAAACTAAAATAAATTTGAGTATGGAATTTTTAAAGAAAACAGCGTTAAAGCTCGGACTAGTCGAAACGGCAACTGAGCAGGAAGTATTGAAAGCTATTGAGGACGCGCAAGCGTATGAGCCAAAAGTGAAGGTGTTGGAAGACAAGATGGCCGCTATTGAACTAGCCGGCATTACATCCATGGTGGATGGTGCTATTACAGCACGCAAGATTGGTGCTGACAAAAAGGACCATTTTCTCCAACTGGGGCAAAAGGTAGGTGCCGAGTCGTTGAAGTTGACATTCGACAGTATGAGCGCAACCATGAAGCCTACTGATGTAACAGGTAGCAATGTGAAACTAGGTGCTACTGCAACTGGTGAGTACAAGAAGCTGAGTGAAGTTCCTGCTGACAAGGTTATGGAATTGCGCACAGATGATAAAGAAACTTATATGAAGCTCTACAAAGCTGAGTATGGTATTGAGTGTGACTTGAAATAGGCACAAGAGACAAGAATAAACAGAAATTAAATTTAAAACAAAAAGAGTGATGGGAAAATTTGTAAAGGTATTTATGGCGATAATGTTTAATGCCTTCATGGGCATAACAGTGGGTATCGCAATGGGATTTGCTCCTATATTGGGAGCTGTTGGAGCTGTAGGGTTGTCATTGGCAATCGGAGGATTCATGCCTGTGGGCGTGATGGGTGCGGGTGTATTAAAAGAAGTGTGGACGGGGGAACTCGTTAAGAAATTTAGAAACGACGAGGCGGGTTCATTCCTTGATGGCATTACAGATAATAGTCAATATGCGGAGAATGACGTGATTCACATGGTGGATATAAGCGCAGACCCTGATGTGTTGGTTAATAATACCACCTATCCATTGGCAATTCAAGAGTTGGAAGATGGTGACATCGCGTTGAAGTTAGACAAGTTTCAAACTAAAGCTACCCCAATTACTGATGATGAGTTGTATGCATTGAGTTATGACAAGATGGCAACGGTTAAGGACCGCCATGGTGAAGTGATATCTGAGAGTAAGTTTGCTAAGGCCATTCATGCGCTTGCGCCTGATGCTAATGCAGCTAAGACTCCTGTATTGAAAACAACTGGAGCTGTTGAAGATGGTGGTACTACTGGACGTAAGATGCTTACACGTAAGGACATTATTGCTATGAAGAAAGCATTTGATAAAGCGGGAGTGCCATTGGCAGGTCGTAGATTAGTGCTATGCCCCGATCATATTGCGGACTTATTGCTAGAAGACCAGGTGTTTGCAAAGCAGTATTATAACTATGAGAGTGGAAAGATTGCCAATCTGTACAGCTTTGCCGTGTATGAGAATGTGGATAATCCATTTTTCAAAACAGCCGACAGCAAGAAGATTGCTTTTGGAACAGCGCCAACAGGGGCGGACTTCCAGGCATCTGTAGCTTTTAGCGAGAAACGTGTATTCAAAGCAAGTGGTTCTACTAAGATGTATCATAGCTCTGCAGAAACCGACCCGCTAAACCAACGCAACTTGGTGAACTTCCGTCATTACTTCGTGGCGCTTCCTAACAAGAAAGAGGCTATTGGAGCAATAATGAGTGACACTAAGGCATAGACAAAGACAAAGCAGTTAACACAATATTGAGATGAAAACAAGTAACAAGGGTATCGAATTAATAAAACAGCATGAAGGCTTTAGGGCTAGGGCTTACAAATGCCCTGCTGATGTATGGACAATTGGTTTTGGACACACACGCGGAGTAAAGAGCGGTGACGTCATAACCAAGGAGCAGGGTGAAAGATTCTTGATCCAGGACGTACAGATTGCAGAGCGAGAAGTGAACAGCCACGGGTTAACATTTAACCAAAATCAATTCGATGCTCTTGTTAGTCTTGTATTTAATATTGGCGTGGGACGTGATAAGGACCACCCTCGTGGCCCAGCAGGGTTTAGAGGTTCAACTTTACTGCGCAAGCTAAAAGTGAATACAAACGACGCAACCATAAGCTACGAGTTTAGCAGGTGGAAATATGCAGGTGGCAAAGTGTCGCCCGGGTTGGTGAAGCGCAGAAAAGAAGAGGCTGAATTGTACTTTAACAAACAGGTGTAAGCTATGACAATGGAATTGATATCGTTAATCCTAAACTTTCTCTTTGCTGGTGGGCTCTTCGTTACTTTGATAACATTGAAGTCGGTAAAGCAGGAGGCGAGTGGAAAAGCAAGGAAAGCCATTGCAGAGGCTGAGAAAGAAGTAGCGGCTGTGAAGAAGGATGAGATTCAGAACGTTGAGGCGGCCATTAAGATATGGCGCGAAATGGCTGAATCTATGGCAGAGCGTCATGATGAGACAATGAGAGAGGTGGCAGCGTTAAGGCGCGAAGTGAACAAACTTCGAATGATCAACAATAGGATTGTGAAGCTACTTGACAAAATTACACCTGAGAATCTTCAGGCGACAGTTGATAAAATTAAACAAGAGATGGAAGATGAAGAATCTATGGCTCATGGGAGTGCTCTGCACTCTGCTGTTAACAGGATGTAAGACGCATGCAAAGATTGTGGAGGTGCCGGTGCGAGAAGTCGTAACCGTGACCGAAACATTAGAGCCTGTGCAATTACCAGGCGACAGCCTTATGATGGAGGCTCTCTTCTATTGTGACAGTCTGAATGTAGTGCAACTAAGAGAAATAAGCGATTTGAAAAGCAAGAACATGAGCAGTGGCTTTAAGTTCGATAAACAGAGATTACAGTACAACGCTAAAACAGAGCCTGATCTCCAGTACATACCTAGCACTATTATTGACAGAGATAGAGAAGTGCCAGTATATATAGATGTGCCGGGTCCGATTGAGTATCGGATGAGATGGTATCAGCGATGGCTCATGTGGATAGGTGGTGTATCAACAACTAGCCTAGCAGTTTGGCTATTTACAAAACTGCGATTGAGATAAACAGAGTTTTAAAACTAAAATAAATAGAATATTATGGCATTAGATGGAATTGTATTGTTACTAGCCAAAGTAGAATTTGACAGCAAAGTATTAGGTCACATTACTGAAGAGGGTGTGGAATGGGGTGGAAGTGATCCTGAGTATATTAATGTAACAAGTGCTCAGACACGCACCAGCGTAAAGAGATTGTTGAAGAAAGCGGGTACTCATGAGATGACATTCAGAATGTTTGAATTGTTGCCACAGAATTGTGCCGATGTTATGGGTGGAACAGTGGCAGGCGAAGTGTACAATGCGCCAATAACCCCTGTAATTAAAGAGGGTGAGTGTGTGATTACAACTGTAACAGGTCAGGTGATTACCATTCCAAAAGCAACCCTAACAGGTGCGCATCGCGGTTCAATTGGAGGTGATGATCCTCTTGCTGTTGAGTGTATGTTAACGATTGAGCAAGATGGTGTAACAAGCCCTTACTCAATTGACAATACTGGCTCTGAAGGTTGAATAGAAGATATTTATGAAAGAGCAACTGAAAGCGACGAGGGCACTGTTGGATATAGGGGTATCGATACCCCTACGTCCACTGAGGTGGAAGAGTTGGAAGTGGGTACCGAGGGTGACAATGAAACGCCCTCCACTGGGTGGGATGATCAGAATATTGAAACTATACCTACAGATGAACACAACGTCGGAGCAGTTGCGCTCGATGAATGAAGAGCAGGCACGGGCGTTTTTTGTAAAGAACGCCCGCTCTTTGTCAAATATAGTAGCTCTAGCGGTGTATAGTGGATATTGGAGTGGTAAGCTGTTTGCGCCATTGTTGGCGTGGGTGCTTAGGTGGAGATGCAATCCGGGTGTGTTGTTCTTTGCCACTTCGCAACTGATGGACCTATTGGACGCAAAGTCTTTTACGATTATTATCAGATCAATCGCAACCATCAACCTGATGGCGCCAAGTCTGAGCCAAATAAAGGAAAAAAGGAGTTAAAGGACCAGGGTCCCCATAGCCTTTTTGGAATAGTGTGGACAATAGCCACAGAAACAGGGTGGAGTCACCATTATATAATGTGGAAGCTACCATTCGACACCATATTGCGCATGTTGCATGATGCACCACGCAGAGTGAGATTATAACAGAATAAAAGAGGAACAATGAAGCCGGTAAGACTAGAAGTGTTGGTTGACAATAAAACAGGAAAGGGTCTCTCTTCTGTGGATAAGAGCGTGCAACAAACCACCAAGAACTTTAAGATTGAGATTGAGAGTCAAAAAAGTTTCATCCAAGACTTGGAGCGTCAGATTCGCAGTGTGGAGAAAGAGATAAGCCGCACATCTAACGATTCTCAGAAAAAGAAGTTAATACCCTCACTCTTAGAAGCCGAAAGAGAGTTGAAGGGCGCAAAGAGCTCATTGATGGAATTGGACGGGCAAATGAAAAAGGGCGCAGGTGGCACGGTGTCTCTTCGTACTCAAATGCAGAACCTTAGAAATCAAATGGCCACCATGACCGAGGGAACTGATCAGTATGCCGACGCCATGCAACGCCTGGGTGTGATGCAAGATAGATATGACGATATCAGTGCACAGGGTCGCATTCATGGAGACGATCACAAAAACATTCGTGCAGGTGCCGAGGCTGTATCGCTATTGAGCGGTGCAATGTCGGCGGGTGTTGGTGCCGCTTCATTGTTTGGTGCAGAACAGGAAAAGCTAGCACAGATACAAGTTAGGTTGCAATCTGTGATGGCCATGACTATTGGTATTCAGCAAGTATCGCAAGCGCTCAATAAAGACTCCTACTTTACCCATGTGTTGATGACAAGCATAACCAACAAGTGGTCGGCCGCTCAGAAGGTGCTCAATGTTCAATTGGGTATTGGTATGGGGATGAGTAAAGCCTTAATGGCTGGAGGTATTGGCTTACTCATTGCGGGTACTGTAGCACTCATAGGTTATATCCGTAATCTGAATAAAGAGCGAAAAGAAGAGAATAAACTTCAATCGGAAGCCATTAAGTCAACCCGTGAAGAGGTGGTGACAGCTCAGAATCTAGAGCGTGTGATGCGTAATAGCAACAATGGCTACCAGGAGCGCAAAAAAGCATTGGACAAGTTGAAAGAGCTAATGCCTGATTACAATGCGCAATTGAGCAAAGAGGGTAAATTGATAGAGGACAATACGGGAGCTCTCACTAAGTACATTACGCAGTTGAAGAGCGCCGCGCTGGCAAAGTCTGCCATGAATAAAGTTGTTGCAGCTGAAGACGAGTTGACAGAATTCTTTGATGGACTGAATAAGGCACAGCGTGCAACACTGGTAAGTGGTGACAGTGGTCAGTTTATTGATGAGGTGCAAAAGAAAGCCTATGCCGATCTTGACCGTATGCGTCAGAAGAGATTGAATGAGCGCGATAAATGGCAAAAGAAATTGGAAGAATACACAGCCGATTCTATTCTGAATGAAGGGAAAGCAAAAGGCGGTGCTGGTGGAGACAAGACCCCACCTGACAATAAGCTAGCAGAGCAGCGCCTGGATGCTATGCGAAAATTGAAAGAGCAGGAGATAGCGCTGATGCGTGAGGGTGAGGCTAAGCGCAAAGCACAGGTGGCACAGGAGTATCAAAACAAATTGGCTGAGATAGCCAAAGAGAAAGCCGACAGACAAAAGCATGTGCAAGAATTATTGAAAGCCGGTATGCCTGTAGCGCAAGAAGAGGTAAGTGCTATTAATGAGCAGGCATTGGCACAACAGATTAATGCTAAGAAGGCACACGATGCAGCAATTATTCAGATAGAACAGGAGACAGCTAGACATTTAGAAAGCCTTTCGAACGAGGTTCGATTGAACTTCGAAAGCCGTTTGACGCAGCAATTGGCAGATTTGGATGCCTATTATAACAAAGCACGTGAAGAGGCTGAAGGTGATGCCGCATTGCAAGCTGAGATTGAAGAGGCGCGCACCCGATCCAAACTAAATGCGCGCAATGTGCAACATCTTGCTGAATTGGATATGTCAGAGCAGTTGGAGCTACAGCGATTGGATATTGCTACCACTGGTTTGGATATGACCGAAACAATTGAGCAGCGAAAGAATGAGATCATCATTCGCTACGCTCGTGAGCGTATTAACGTGTTAAAAGCATTGGGAGACGAACAGTCCGAGAATGAGATAAAGCAATTGGAAAATGTGATTGCTGGGCTAACAGCTAAGAATACACGGCAAAAGACCTTAAAGGGCATGGTGGATGAGAAAGCTATACAAGCACTCACCAAGCATTTTGTAAAATTGGGCGATAGTCAGGAGGACGCTGAAAAGAAATCGGTTAAATTCTTCACGGACTTCCAAAGCAACATGATGCTAGCCTCAGAGTTGGCAGGCACTTTGCAAGGCGTATTTGGCGGCATAAATGACGACCTAGACACTGCTCTTGGTGCTGTGAGCAATGTTGCATCGGGTTTTGCCACTGGTGGAATTGCGGGTGGCATTCAAGCAGCTGCAAGTGAGCTAGTGGGCGCTGGCGTGAAATGGTTGTCTGCAAAGAGAGAGATTGACGAGCAGACCATCAAACAATATGAAAGCTATCTGTCGGGCATGAATGAGCTCATTGATAAGCAAGTTGCCATGTTGGATAAGTTGGGAGGTGATGACTTTGGTCAAAACATTCTGAAAACTGTAAAAGATATAAACGAAAGCATCCGTGCAAGCAGGGTGCTATTTGGTGAAGCCATGAAAGCAGGTGCTGGCACATTCAGCCACTCCGATGGCTACAAAGCAAATAAGATGCTCAAAGGTTACAACTCACAATTGAGGGTCGCGGGCATTAATACAAGCGATCTTAATAAAATGACCGATGCCCAGCTGGTGCAATTGAAGAGCATGCCTGAGATATATGCAAAGCTCAGTGATGGGTTGCGCAAGTATATTGATGACTTATCGGATAGCATGGATAAGCTCGAAGAGTTTGCCATGGATGTGCAAGATACGGTGTTGAGCTTCAACTTCTCTGATATTACCAGTATGATTGTTGACTCGCTCACTGACAGTAGCATTGACAATGCGCTTGACTCACTCACTAACAATGTGAATGGTGCGATGGCCAAGATGGTGAAGGATATGTTGGCGCGTCAGATGTTGGTAGGTCCAATTCAGAAGATGACAGAAGACCTCTTCAAGAGCATGGATAAGGGAGGCGGAAAATATGAGCTCGATGTGAATGCAGCAAAGATATTTACGCAGGGAGTAACTACCCTGGGCTCTCAATATGAACGAGAATTCAATAAGCTGAAAGAGCAATTCGCTGCGCAAGGCATAGACTTTGACAGTGCCGACGGTTCGGACGGTGGACGCAAGGCTGTTAATAAAGGAATATCGAGTCTGACGCAAGACCAGGGCAATAAATTGGAGGGGCAACTCACCAATGTGCAGGGCCGATTAATGAACATTGATAAACATGTGGTTGATATGAGCCAATGGCTATATCGCATCTTCGACCCTATTAATCGTATTGCAGACAATACAGATAGGTTGGAGGCTATTGAGAACAGCATGCAACAGACACGCGACGGAATAGAGAAAATAGTAAGAGACGGCATAAATATAAAGCGATGATAGGACAGTGCTACATAGATGGACGTGATATATACAGCGATTTTGGTGTAATTATAACCGATGGTGGTTATGATGACTTCTTTAAATTGCCCGGAATGGTTGAACCCGACAGGAATGATTGGGCCGAACATGATGGTCTTGAGGTTGATTTGTCAACTCCTCAGTTACAACCACGTGAGATAGCAGTTTCATTTGCATCTATAAGCAGTGTGCAGTGGCAACTCTTCATTGAGCTTCTCACTATGCCAGGCATTAGGACTGTAAGTATTCCATATTTGGGGCGCACATGGGCATTGCGCTACGATTCGATGACAGAACTAGGCATGTATCACAGTGCCGACCTGTTCGAGATCAAGTTTATTGAAGACAACCCCATTATCCCTGTGGCTACTGTTCCGGTTGGCACTGTGCCATTTGAGAGCGTGTTAGAGCTGGACGGTATGAGCCTGGACAAGTATGGTATTATTGTAGAAGATGGATTGGATGACTTCGATAAAACGCCTGCATTGAAGCGCAATCTCACACGCACCAGTAGCTTAATTAATGGACAGATATACGATGCAGGCACAGCCGTGTTTGCCGAAAAGGAAATATCAGTGAGGTGCACCATGATCTCCACCAACATGGCGGGACTGTGGACACAACTAGATGCACTCTTTGCCACATTGGTGCAACCCAATGAACGCACAATTAGCAAAGGTGGACGTGGGTATAGTGCTTATTATCGTGCGTGTGCCAATGCGCAATTGCTATCGCATGAAATCGAGGTGGCTGTGAGGTTTGATTTGAAAATGAATGTAATTAGTTACAAGTGAATGATATGAAGATATATAATATACAAGGCGTAGAGATATTGGATGTGCAGGTGGATGATAGCAGTGTACGCTATCGCTCCATTATGAGCGATGATAGTTTGACACTCAAATTCTCACACACTGCGCCTGTGTCTGTGCCTGTAGGTTCCTATGTAGATTTCGAGGGGCAAAGATATACGCTTTGGCTACCCGAAAACTTTAAGAAGCACAGCACTCGCAATTTTGAATATACTATTGCACTGGGTGGATGGCGTGAGGCATTGAAGCTATTCAAGTTCAAAGGTATGTCATCTACACCCTATAGATTGAAATTCTCATTGACTGCTAAGCCGATTGAGTTCCTTCAACTGTTGGTAGATAACATGAATATTCATGACAGTGGATGGACAGTTGGTAGCTATATTGACGCTGTAGAGCGCACACTCAGTTTCAATCATGAATATTGCTTTGATGTGTTGGCACGCATAGCACAGGAGTGGACTACAGAGTTTGAGCTTGAGAGCAAAAAGATACATCTACGCAAGGTGGAGAAATTCAAAGATGCGCCACTAGCATTAAGTTATGGAAAGGGCAATGGCTTTAAATCGGGTGTTGGTCGTGCCAATGATGGCGATAATCAACCTATAGGTAGATTATATGTGCAAGGTGGTGAACGCAACATTGATTTCTCTACCTATGGAAGCTCTTCATTGCTATTGCCAAAGTCTCAGATATTGGTATATGAAGACAAAACCTATCGCACAGATGCCGATGGTATGTATATCACTCGTGATGGTAACGATCTCTTAGCAGAAGACAGCTTCGATGCTAACCACATCTATCCAAAGCGTGTAGGCACAGTGAGTGAAATTGTGATTGTGGATGCTGAAAAACACTTCTATGATATTAAAGATGCAAGCATACCTGAGTCATTGGACTACTCAGCATGTCGTATCGATGGGGAGAAAGCAACTATTAGCTTTCAGTCGGGTGCATTGTCGGGACGTGAGTTTGATATTGAGCAAACAGACAAATCTCTCACGGGCTACATTCATGCAGAACGTCGCTTCAAGATTGTTCCGCAAGAGTTAGACGGCATTGTTATGCCAGGCGGTGCATTTGTGCCTGCTGTGGGTGACAAGTATGCCATATTCAATATAAGCATGCCCGACAGCTATATTGCTGACAATGCCACCAAAAGCGGTGCATCGTGGCAAATGTTCGAAGAGTGCGTTAAGTACTTTGCCGAAAACGAAAAGCAGAAGTTTAGCTTCACAGGTGAACTAGATGGCATATGGGCCAAAAGTCAATGGTTGGCCATTGGGGGTAAGATTGTGCCAGGAGGGCATGTCAACTTCTCGGACGATCAGTTTCTCACCAGTGGCGAGATCATTCGCATTGTGAGCATAAAAGATTATGTCAACTTTCCATATAAACCCGAGATTACACTGAGCAATGCACCCGTAAGCGGTGGGTTTGGTAGCACCTTGGGAAAATTGGAAGCCGACGAGGTAATCATAGAAGACTCCAAAAAAGAATTAACGCGCCTAAGCAAGCGCCAATGGCGTGATGCAAAGGAAACGATGTCGATGCTAGAGCAATCATTGTTGGGCTTCTCAGGAAGCATCAACCCCCTGACGGTTCACACCATGCAGTTATTGGCAGGTGACGAAAGCCTACAGTTTCGATTTGTGACAAGCAAGACCAACCCAAAGCACCTAGCTCATACGGTAACTTTTGACCCGCAAAACAAAACACTGACAGCAATAGCAGGCATATTGCAACACATGACACTGGGGATAGAGTCAATATCCCCAACTCACAAAGCAAGTGAATACAGATATTGGGATATGGCACAGTATGTGTCGCCACCATTACAGGCCGATAAGGGTTATTTTCTTTATGCCAAATGTGCTAAAGTAGGTAGTGCCGGCACATTTTTACTGTCCGAAACTGCAATAGCCTTGGACGGTGTAGCCAATTTTCACCACTTCTTTGTTGGAATTCTCAATAGTGAGAGCGGTGGCAATAGGAGCTTCGCGCCATTCTATGGATTTACTGAGGTGTCGCCTGGGCGGATAACGTCGGGCATGCTTAGATCACCATCGGGCAACATGTATATTGACCTCGAAAATGAGATTATAGCGGCCAATAAGATAACATTTGTAAGACCGGGCGGCGTGGATAAAGACCTAGAAGATTTCGCAACCGAAACCGAAACCTCCATCCAAGAAACCATCGAAAAGATACCCGAACCTATTTGGAAAATAGAAGCCGTGAACGTAATACCCAACGCACCTAACGCAATATTCCGAAGAGGCGCAGACGAAGCACTGCACCAACTCACTTTGCGAGCAAAATTCACCCGTGATGGTGTGGATGTGACAGATATAATGAATCAGTCAGGATTGCGACTATACGAATTTGAACGGCGCAATATGTGGGGAGAAGATGATAACGGTTACTTAGATAGTGCATGGAATTTGGCGAATAAAGGCAGAACGCAGGTAACACTAACACACGAAGACATTGTATTTATCGGGAATATCAATATGAGATTTAATGACGAATTATTAGAAACGGAATATCAAAGATTAAAATAGTATGGCAGAAAAAATAGTAAGCACGCAGATAACAGACCACGTAGACGGACAACCAGCAATTGTGCTATCAAGTGGTAATTGGGGGCAATTCGACCCTAAAACAAATTCATACAAAGATACTGGCATTAAGGCATCGCCCGAAGATGATGCAACAGCTATAAAGTATTACAAGCTGGGCAATACATCTACACCTCCCGAAGCTCCAACTCGTGCAGGTGGATGGGATTCGCTCACAACGCTCAATGCTTCATTGGCGCAAGCAGGATGGGATGAAGACCCGCTGACTACATCCAAGACCAACAAGTTTTGTTGGATTGCATTTTATGGAAAGGAAAATGTTGTGGATGTGTCTGCAACAGAATCAGCAGGGCATTTGATATTCAAGCCAAAATACACCCGTACTAAGGTGTCATTGTGGAGCAACTATGCCGACTCTCCAACCATTGCGGTGGTGGGAAATGAAATTCAAATAACCAATCCCGACGGCTCGGTTATTACTCAAAAGTTTGCAACCACAGAGGCTATCACTGATATAGCTAATTTGATAGCATCATTGCAGGAACAGATGGATGGTTCTGTTTACTCCTACAGTTTGGAGGGCGAGCCATCGATGACTAAAGTACCTGTAACAACTTGGATTGATGGCGTTGATCCTTCACTTATTGCAGATATATACAGTCAACACGTGGGTGATACGTACACCGACTTACTCACTTACATATCGTATCGCTTTGCATTGATAAGTGGCAGTGCTTCCGACCCAATGAACTATGGTTGGAAAGTGATTGAAGACAGTGCGCTAACAAATGCACTTGGAGAGATAGCAAGACTGGGACGTGAGAAAGTAACCATATTTACTGAAACTCCTACAGCATATAGCAAGGGTGACATGTGGTTGCAACCCGACAATACAATGAAAATTGCTATTGCATCGAGGGAGACATTCAGTGAGGGCGATTGGCTACAACCGTATGCAACGAAATCAGAAGTGAGTGCTATTCAGCAAGATTTAACAGCAGCACAAACAGATGCTACAGCGGCAAAGAATCAAATAGGTGAATTGGTGCTTGGGCTTACCACAATGGATGGTGAAGTGGCAGAAGCTATTAAAGATAACATCATATCCGATACCGAGCATATGAACCTCACAGCAGAATTGAAGCAGCTGAATGTTGATCAAGAATCACTGAATGCAACTGTGGCTTATTTGTTGGCAAGTACCTACTTACCAACTACTCCCAAAAATGCACTGATAGCTAAAAAAGATTTGCTACTGGGTGCAAATGGCACAAGTGGTTCAATGGGTGCATATCGCACTGCTATTAGCACAATGATTGCAGATAGAGTTATCACAGCACCAGAACGCACTGCATACAACAATGCTTTCTCGCTTTACAAAACTCACCTCAAAGACTTCAACACTGCTATATCTAATGCAAGGCAGGCGATTGATGCGGAGCTGAAGAGGCTGAGCGATGAGAAAGTGGATGGGTTGGAGATTGGGGGGAGGAATCTGCTGACTAGTAATCCAGCTAAATGGGAGGGCGGCTACTTTAATCCAGGAACTGGGGTTCCAGCGATAAGTACTACGAACCATTATAAAACAAAAAATGATGTAAAGGTATATGTAAAACCTAATTCAAAATACACATTAAGTGGAAATGAGAGAATAGTTGCAGTGCCTTATGACGAAAATGATAACGTACTTTCGGTTCATAATATGCCGAAGGGTGATAGCTCATTGACCTTTACCACATCAGCTTCTACGTCATATTTTAGATTCTATATTTTAGATTCTATGCCTGCTGGTGAAACTCGTCCACCCCTTGATTTAGACAAGTGGCAATTTCAATTAGAGGAGGGCACAAAAAAAACAGCTTTTAAAAAATCCGAGGAAGACATCCAATCCCAAATCAACGACACCATTGCCAAAGTAGATGTCGAATACGCATTAGGCGATAGTCTCACAGTAGCACCCACAACTGGATGGAATACAGTAGCCCCCGTATGGCAACCAAAGAAATTCATGTGGCAACGGATGGTGACAACTCCAAAGGTGGGAGATGCAAAAATATCGAACACTACCTGCATCCAAGGAGCGCAAGGAAAAGGCATATCTAAGATAGAAGAGCAATACTATCACAGTACAAGCGCTACTGCACTGGCGGGTGGTACGTGGAGCACAACCGTGCCAACACCTACTGCCGAGAAGTATATTTGGACTCGCTCGCAAGTATATTATGATGATGCGCCTACTGTGGGTATTCCTACGAATGCTGTAATGGCATCAGGCTTTAAAGGAGAAGACGGTGCAGAGGGTGAAGGTGCAATCTCTGTCACAATCACTCGCAGAGGTTCATTTCGCACCTACTGGCGACAAATTGGAGACCAGAATCAAATATTGACTACTCCCGAAGCTGTAAGTGAAATAATTGGTGGTGTAGAAATTGAGGGTGTGAAATATGTGCAGTGTAAAGTGGTAATTTACAAAGGTAGTGTTGACGTAACTGCAAGTGCATTAGCCGACCCAACTACCCAGGGCAAATGGTATATCAACGAAGACCCCACACCGAAAGCAACTGGCGAGGTGTTCAACATCCCTATCTCGTATGCAGATGGAAAGGACGATGAAGTGCGCTTTGAATATATAGATACTAACGCTAAAAATTGGGTAGGACAATGAGTAAAAAGATAGTAACAGCTACGATACCTGATAAGGAGGATACTACAGGTAAATTGGAAGCAGAAGTGCGCAAAGCCGACTACCTCATAGCTGCCCTCAAAGACCTAGGTACTGCCAAAGCTGGCTTAGTTCTTGGTCATATTATTGCCGCCATGGATAGCAACGAAATGGTCAAGTCATACATGAGTGGCGATGCCGATCTAAATCCCACTGCATTTGCTGCAGGGGTTGAAAATTTTGGAATGACGAATGAGACGAAGAAGGTTGATATTCGTCACGATGGCAAAGCGATATTAGAGGACGCAGAGATAAAGGGGAAAATAACAGCTAAGAGTGGCATCATCGAAAAACTCACAATGGCTGAGAATGGAGTTATTGAGCTACCCCCGATGTTTACATCCTCAATAAAGGGCGCAATCACATCCGAAGGTATTAGTCTAGTTTATCAAGGATCAAACTCGCAAAAAATAGAATGGTATACTGGTACAGGCACATTTGCTGGTCTTATTGCTCCTAATAGTCAGGGACATTTAAGCCTATCTTCATCATTTGGGGTGGGCATTCAATCACAACTTATAAATATTGGTACGGAAGCATTCGCAGGAAACATCAATATTGGAAGTGGACTTGCTGAAATAGACTTCAACGGCTCATCAATCGACAATATTAAAGAGATGACTAATATAGGTTATACTTCGATGGCTAGCCTCACTTTCTTCGTGCCTAATAACACATCTCTTATATTGCGCCACGATACACCACTGTCCATCCTTACAAGCGTGGGGAGTAATTCTTTTCTAAAGTCTATTTATATGAATGACAACAATTTGTTAAGGGACGGCGCAATAAAATGGATTTTAAATAGGTCTACAAGCGGGATAAGTATTGCTGCAGATGGAAATATTCGTATAAACAGTGGAGATTATGCGAGCTTGCAATCATATTCACTAACTCCATTTATATATTCTGCGGGATATTGGTATAAACATAGCGATCATAGATAATTTTAAAACAATAATATGAAAATAATAAATTTTGAGAAGCTTAAAGTAGCATTGGACATTGAGGGCAAATATATAGAAGAGCAAAACGTTAAGAAGGACTTTGCAAACCTGATATATCAACACGGAAAAGGTATTGAGTTTCATGCTTTAGCACTGAAAATATTTAATTCCAACGGAAAATGTGAATATAGCAAGGAAGAGTGCGAGCTAATCAAGCAGGCATCATTGACGTGTGCACCCTTTTTCATTGACGCAATTGAAAGTGTTTTAAAAGATGGTGAAAAGTAAAAAAGCCTCGCAATGGAGGCTTTTAATAAAAATTCTTTGAAATATTCTACTCTGGCATAGGCACAAAAGTAAACGCTTCGTTGAACAGTCTATACACTTCTGTGTAATTCTGCTCATCGTAAGCAGCTCTAACAGGTATGCGAGCACTTTCAATTACACTTTGTGGGATATACGCAATTGTATCGGAATGTTTATTTACAAAATAGAAGTCATAACCGTAAAGGAAATCTCTTAGAAATCTGCCGTCAGTATTGATAATATCAGTAGCATACATTTTAAGTGCAGGGATGCTGAAATCTTTCATGTGATTTCCTTTAAATGGGCGTTCTAATGTCAATGCGAAGTCCATATAGTAGTCTAGTCCATAGTTTGTCATAAAAGCTAAATGAACTGTTTGCTCAACGATTTCCAAATCTGTTAACCCAGATTTCATAGCACGAGTGTTGACATCCTTTGCAGGACGAATAGTAATCATGGCGTTGGGGTCGAATCGGTCGATGTTTTTGTCTTTTTCGCAACTAACAAGTGCGAATAGAACGATTAAAGAGAATAGAATTTTTTTCATGTCAATAATTATTTAAGAGATTAATATATGTAGAAAGTAAAATATACAATTTAAGAACGGGCGGGCATAAAAAAGCTTCCGCCTCCACAGCACCCAGAGTTCCTACGCTACGGGGTGACAAGTGATAAAGGTGTGTGCACACCACGACAGAAGCCATGTTCGGCTATGTTGGTGTGCACACACCTTTATTTTGTCGTAACGTAGGAATACAAATATATCAAATTAATTATTAATAAAGCAAACTATGAGCAAATTTAATTACAAAGAGCAGCATGCCGTTATCGTGAAGGTGAGTACCGAGGACGAGCAAAAAAAAGTATTTGAGAAATTAAAGGGTATGGGATTTAACGATTTAAAAATTGTAAGTGTATGAAAATTCAAATTAAGCATGAGTGCGCGAACTTTAACAGCTTTCGCGCGAATAAGGTAAAGTCCTTATTCAATCCAGAACGTGGGCACATTTGGGAATGTGAGGCGGAGTTACCAATCGAGGATAAAGATTGGAAGATTGGCTTGATTGTCGGGCCGAGTGGCTCGGGCAAAACGTCCATAGGCAATCAGATATTTAGCGATATCCATGATTTATATGCTGGGTGGGACTATGACAAGCCAATAATTGATTGTATAGCACCCGATGGGGAGCTAGATGCGGTTACGTCCGCACTGTCAGCCGTTGGATTGGGCGGTGTGCCATCGTGGCTGAGACCTTTTCACGTGTTGAGTAACGGTGAAAAATTCAGAGCCGGGCTTGCGCGCTTGGTAGTAGAGCAACCTGAGACGGCGGTAGTTGATGAATTTACCTCCGTTATTGATAGACAGATTGCCAAGGTTGGCGCTGCCGCCTTTGGTAAAACGTGGCGACGTGGTAAGGGGCAGATTGTCCTGTTATCCTGCCACTATGATATTATTGACTGGCTAGAACCTGATTGGGTTTATGATACTGCGGAGGCACGGTTTAGCCGTGACTGTCTTTGGCAACGCCCAAAGTTCGAGCTTCAAATTTATCAAGTCAGCGGAGCTGTATTCAAGCATTTTAAAGAGCATTATTATTTAGACCTCCCACTGCCAGTAGCGGGGATGTACTATGTCGGCATAGTGGGCAATGAGCCCGTGTGCCACCTAGCAGTATCACCCCTATTTACGGCAAAGGCCTATCGCTCCACCCGACTGGTTGTAATGCCGGAGTGGCAGGGCATTGGTGTCGGCACACGCTTTTTAAATGCAATATGTCAATACCATTTAGAGGGAAAAGGGCGATGTGGCCATAAATACCCGACATTTTTTCACACCTCACACCCGCAATTATGCGGGGCGTTGAGGCACTCGAAAAATTGGATACAGACAAACGCCACATTATACGGATCGAATAAAAGGCGATCGGCTGCATCCCTGAAGCGAACCGCTAAGAAGGGCAATTGCACCACCGGCTACGGTGGCCATTTCAGGGCAGTGCAAGCATTTAAATATATAGGAGGGCAAAGCAAATGA